CCGCCGCGCGGCGGCGCCGGCGGAACCGGCCGTCGAGCCATCTGCACCGCGGCCTCCGGCGGCGCCAGCTCGGACTCTCCCGCCGCCGCCTCTTCTTTCCCCTGCGCCTGCACGAACAGATCGCCGGCGGTCAGGCGCAGCCCCGCCTCGATCCGGTCCCAGTTCGCGCGGGTGACCCCGGCATAGATCGCCGCGGCGTAGGCGTACACCTCCAAGTCGAGCGCTTCGTTGCGCGTCGCGGCGTCTTTTTCCCAGGTGCGCTTCGGGTAGCCGTTGACGTATTTCGTGACCTGGCGCTCGGCGGTGAGCTGCTGGAAATACTCGTCGGGCAGCCCCAGCGGAAAGTGCATGCAGCCCGGGCCGGGTTTCTCGATCTTCAGCCGCGCGTAGATCTTCGACTTCGCCGTGTCGGCGCCGACCGGCCACAGCCGGATCCCGTTCGGGATCTTCTGGCCGTGGTGGTCGATGTCCTGCTCGGTCGGCCGGCCGAGGATGCTCTTGCCGGCCTGCGATTGCCCGCGCACCGGGAAGATATGCCGGTGCGTGCGCATGCGGCAAAATGCGTAGACGGTCTGAGTCCGATAGCCCGCATCGACGGCTGCCGCGAGAATGCGCAGCGGCGCGCCGCATTCGTGCCGGAATTTGCGCTGCAGGAACTCATCGAGCGCTTCCCAGGGTTGCGAGGTTTCGATTTCGGTGTCCCCGAAAATGATCTCGTAGGCGACCAGCCACGACTCCTCGCCGCGGCCCCAGGCCTTCACCTTCGCCTCGAGCCGGTTGCCCTGGACGTCGACGCTCGCGGTGAGCACCAGCCCGCCCATCGGCACGCTGCCGAGGCGGTAGTCCTTTTCCGCGCGCGCCTTGAGCGCGAGATCCGATACCTCGTCGCCTTTTTCGACGTAGGGTTCACCGGCGGTCTCGTTGGTCCACTGCTTGAGCAACACACCGGTCGGATCCTTGTCCGCCTCGATGCGCTTCTTCACGATCGACGCCCAGGAATACCAGCCGAGCGGCGAATAAAACGACGGCAGATGGAAACCCGCGTGCCCTTTCACCTCGGGCTGCTCCGCGATCCAGCGCCCGTTCGCGAGCATCGCGGTCTTGTGGTGCTCGTCGATGCGCTCGCGGCAATGCGCGCACTCGTACCAGACGTCGATCAGCTCGCCGGTGTCGCGCACCTTGGCGCCGGCGGTTTCCGGCGCGACCTCGCGGATCTCTCCGCTGTCGAGGTCGGTCAGCTCCCAGACCTTGCTCGTCTCGTAGCGGAACTGGTCCCAAACCAACACCTGCGGCTCGCGGCAATGCGGGCAGGGAACGTAGTAGCGGCGCTGATCGGAGGCGAGCCAGAATCCCCAGATCTTGCGCGGGCCGCGCTCGGTCGGGGTCGAGGTCCGGTAGATCTTCTTCCGCGCGAAGTTGCGCGTGCGCGTCTCGGCGAGCTCGATCGCCGGGCCCAGCCCGTCGACGTCCTCCGGATATTTGTCGACCTCGTCCTCGAACAGGAACCGCACCGGCTGCGAGGCCAGATCAGCGGCGCTGTTCGCGCCGGCGATCATCAGCACCCCGCCGGGAAAATCCTTGCGCAGGGTCGAATTGCCCTTGTCGCGCGACTTGTTGCTCACCTTCTCGCGCAGGCTCGGGGTGCTCTCGAGCATCTTCGCCAAGCGCGTGTGCGAGCTGCGCTTGCCGGTGCTGGAGGTCGCGCCGACCATCATCGTCGGCCCCGGCGCGTGGTCGATGATGAAGCCGATGAAGTTGTTGCCGATCTCGGTCTTCGCGACCTGCGCCCCGGCGACGAACGTCACCTCCGAGATCGGGTCGCTCGGCGAGAGCACGTCCATGATCTCGCGCGCATAAGGCACGCGCCCGGTGCGCCACTGCCCGGGCTCGGGCGAGCTCTCCGGCGGCAGGATCCGCCGGGCGTCGGCCCACTGGGTGACGGTCAGGTCCGGATCCGGGGCGATCGCCTCGGCGAATACCTCGCAGTCAAGTAGCCACGCGCTCGGCAGCCCCTCGGGCAGCCTCGGCGCGCGCATCATCGGAGAGTTCATTCAGCACCCGCTTGATCTCGCTCGTGAGCTCGGCATGCACGCGCGCTGGATCGCGCTCTGCCGCCAGGACCGGGGTCAAGCGATCGGGAAGATTGAGGAACTTTTCGCGGATCCCCTTGTAGCGTCGCGCGCTCATTTCGCGCAGATCGCGGCGCGAGACGAGCTCGCCGATCGCCTGCAGATAATCAAGCTCGGCCTGCTTTGCCTGATAGCGTTCGCGCTCCGCACGCGCCTTGTAGTAGCCGTGCGGATCCCGGTCAGCCGCCGGCGGCGCCTGATCCACCGGCGCCTGATCTGCCAGCGCTTGATCAGCAGATGGCTGATCTGCTTGCGCACGGTCCAGCTTGGAAAGTGCTTGGCCAGCGCCGGAGATCTCGATCGTCTTGCCGCTCTTGGCAGCTTCGGCCGGGTCGGTGTTCGCCGACCACAGTTGATCGGCGAGATCCCATTTGATGCCGACAAATTTCCCGCGCTCGCCACGCACCACAGCCTCTGCGATGCGCCTTCGCAACCGCGTTAGGTGAGCAGCGGCGATGCCGGGCATATTCGTTCCGCCCCATCAACTCATCAGTCATGGATACCCCACCGGATACTAGACACCCCGGCAAGCGGAAACCCCTATGAAAATAAGTAACTAGCGCGCGAACGGGGTATGAATTACCGCGAGCGATCTTGCTCGGGGAAGGACCCGCGAATTTTCGCAGGACCGTCCCCTGCCCGTAGGATTGTTGCCTTACCGCCGGGACAGGGCTTCGGCGAGGGCGCGCTCGAATTGCTTGGGGAATTCGCGCTGCGCCACGCTCCGGCCGATCTCATAGAAGCGGAAACGCTTCGAGTAATGCGGCTTGCGCACGAAGATCAGCACGGGCAGGACTCTGTTGCCGCGCTTCTCCCATATACCCAGGGGTAATCGCCCGCCCGGGCGGCCTACGAAGTAAGCACGCAGCTTGCGCCCACGCCTGCGGCTGCGGTTGCGCTCATCGAGCGAGTGCGCATGGATGTCGGGATGCGCGCCGGTGGCGGACAGAATCTGCGTGATCTGTCCCGCGCTCATGTTGCCATATTTGTTGAGGCGCGCGCCCGCCCCGGGTACGACGAACTGGTCCTTGGGCAAAACCCCCGCGCGCTGCAGGTGCTGCTCGAAGCGCTTCAGTGGGCGCTCGCCCCCGGTGATCTGCGCTACCAGGTAGTGCTCCGGCCGGTTGATATCCTTGAACCAGATGCGCGCGGTCAAATCGGCCTTGGTCGCAGGCTTGAGATACAGACTGCGCAGCGTGAACGGGGTCGGACGGTCGAAGGCGCGCTTCATCTCCTCGACCTCGGCCTTGCGCACTTCCTGCGCGGTGCGCGTGAGGGCGAGCGCCGTGGCGAAGGGCACGTGCTTCTTCTGCAGATCGTCCAACCATGTGATCGCGTCGCTCACGTTGTGCTTGACGTTGATCGTGAGCATGTCTCTGCGATCTCCCGGTAGAGCGCGGGCTGCAACCTTGCAGCGCCCCTCGGTCGGCGGCGCGCGCGAAAAGCTGAAACAAAAAAACCCGCTGGCGGCGGGCATCCCTGACGAGGTAGAAAAACGAAACGCCCCCCCATGGCGGGCCGTGGACGAGAATACTTATCGGCGACGGAACATCCTGCCGACGCGGAAACCGATGCGCTCGCTGCGCGCGCTCGGGCGGGGCGTTTCTTCAGATGCCGGCGCGCGCCCGGAATCGAACAGGCCGCGCGCGCGGCCGCAGTCGGTGCAACTCGCCTGCGAGTTGTTCGAGGCGACGACCAGCAGCCACACCGGAATCCACACGCCGAAGCTGATGATCGCGAGCAGCAGGTGCAGGACGTGCGCGGTGGCGGGCTGCAGGTGGATCGTGTTTTTCTTGCAGTCCCGGCAATAGCTCATGATCTGGCGGGTAGCCATTGCGTTCTCGGTTTCAGAAAATTCAGGGCGAGCGAAAGCTGCCTACCCCCTTCGAGCTCTGCCTTATTCTGATGATGCTTCTTTGGTCTCGTTGGGTTGCTGCGTCCGGTTCTCGCCGGGGTCAAGCCGTCCGGTTCTCGCCGGGGTCAAGCCGTCCGGTTCTCGCCGGGGTCAAGCCGTCCGGACTCGCCGGGGTCAAGCTGAGCTTATGGGACGATATTTATACGCCGATCGCAAGCCGAATGCAACAGGTTATGTTCGTGGGCGTCGAGCCTGTCCAGGCGCTCGTGCACCCAGACGAAGCGGCGGATCCAGTGCCGCGCGTAGATCTCCAACGAAACGCCGAGTGCGCGGGCGCGCTCCGCGTCATCGATCAGCCGGTATCCGGTGCCGCGGCAGGCGAAGCAAGTCTTCGGCCGCAAGCCCTGCAGCTCGTCGCGCAGGATGAACCCCAGGCTCGAGCAGCGCGGGCAGGCCTTGCGATAGAGCTTGCCGCGCTCGGTGCGCGCGAGAATCCTCCATCCTCCGCGACACTCAGGACAGAGATGCCGCCTGGTGATCATATCGGAGGCCCGCTTGCCGTCCCAGTCGGCACCCTTGCATGCCGGGCACACGGGCCACACCCACTCGGCGAAAGCCTGCCGGACGAAGCCGTGCAACAAGCCGGGCCCCTTCTGCCGCGCGCGCCGCAAACCGATCTTGCGCATTCCAAAAAACTTTTGCTGCTCGCGAATCCAATGCACCAGCAGCTCGACCGCGAGCTCGCCTTCGCGATACTGCCGCCCCGCCTTGATCCGGATCAGCAACGCGCCCAGGCGCGCATTGGGGTCGATCTCGACCACCTCCGTGCGAGCATGCTCCTGCGCGCCCGGATTGATCTGCGTGAGTCCGAGCGCCGCCACCAGATCGAGCGCGCCGCGCTCGCCCTCGACGCAGGAAAGGTCCTGGGCGTTGACCGCCGCGCCGATGCGCTCGCGCAGCCCGGTCTTTTCATCGGTCCTCATGGCACACCACCCCAATTCAAATTTGGACTTAAAGTCAATTCATCGGTCCTAAACGGGATTGGCGGGGTTTCAAAGGTTCGTTCGCCACTGCTTACCCCACGTATACCTTTCTTCTGTTTACTTTCTCTTCTTCTCGCGCGTTTACTGGAAGAATCTAATCCCGTATATCCCGTCAATCCCGCGAGCGAAATCAGGCGCGCCCGGCGCCAAAACAAAAAAACGCGATGAATCAACGGGGTACTGGTCTAAGTCACGTTTTCACCTTCACGCCACCTTGGCGACCTTCCACAGGGTCGAATGGTCGCGATCGCCCGCTTTGACGAGTTTTAGGCCGTCAACCGGCCGATCGACGCGACTTCTGAGCCAATTTCCGAGCGTTCTAGCGTCGAATTTACCGCTTTTTCGACCGGTTCCGACCTCCAAACAGATCAATTCCATGCGCCGATCGCTCTCGGAAGCCCCGCCGATCGCCCCG